ACAGTAGTATAAACATAGCTTCATCAAAACTCTTGGGGTCATCAACTGGAAGGTAGCTGCAGTTGTACCCTGCTGTATTGTCTCGTTGCAAAGCTGGACCTGCAGTCATCATGGCTCTCATTGATGGCATTACTTGAAGAGATACTATTGCATCATATAGTTCTTCTCTAGTATCTGTGTCCATACCAGTTGTCTTGTCACATACTTCATCTATGTACCTGGACACGGTTTCATGCCAAGTTTCTCTACGGCCCTCGGTGTCTAACCACCGTGCATAGCGTGATTTGTGAATGAATGATTGATAATCTGTTGGTAAAAAAGTATTAGACATTGTTGTTTTCCCTCTATGTTCTGCCGTAAAATTCTGTTGGTGTTTTATTTTTTTGATCAAAAAGATACCAAGCGCAGTTATCCTTGCCTGTGCTAGTACTATCTTCTATCCATTTTACTCTACCTACACTTACAATGCGACTGCAATATCGTAAAAAAGGTGTAGCTTGTTTAGTGTGCATCCAATCAGCATCAAATAGTAGCCAGGACTTTCCTGATGCTATAAAGTTTTCTATGATTGGGTGTAAAATTTCTCTGTCCCAAGGAGGATTTGTAATGCAATAGGTATTTTTATTAAATACTTCCCACTTAATTGTTCGAGCATCTTCTTTTAGAATGCTGCTTCCTTTAGGCTCAATGTCTGTTGCCATCTTACATACGCCATTAGTTAGCTCTGTTAGGTGTTGTATTAGTCTACCATCTCCAGCACAGGGCTCAACGTAGTTAAACCACTCAGGCAGATGCTCAAGCAAAGGAAGCACTGCAGCTTTTGGGGTAGGATAAAAATCCCTTTCAACTCTTTTGAAGTTAGATCTCTTACCCATAATCTTTTTCTTTAACCTTTATTTTTTCTATTTTAACATCATCAATATCATGTAAGGAGTTAGCAACTACTTCTTTAACATTCTCTTCGTGAGCTTCTTCTACTAGAGACAATATATTACCGTCCTCGTCAACTTTCATAGTAAAACTAATATGAAAAGATTTAAAGCTCATCCTTTGTTTGCCATACGTGCTGCATAAGTAAGAAGTCTGTTTGAATACCAATAACTCTTTTTTAAATCCTCATCACCGTTTTTATACTGTTCTCTCCAAGTATATTTTATCATGTTACCTTTACAGTAGCCCCTAAACTCATCAGGTGTAAGTGCTGCTTCAATAGCCTCTATACACTCTATACCTGCATGATTGTAATGAGGGGGTTGGTTAACCATGTCGTCACTCATGCGTTACCCTTTGTTTTAGATGTAGGACCAAACTTAATAACTTGACCTCCGCTAGTTTGAATCTCAACTTCCGCTAGTCCATTGATTTCTTCATCGGCATCCCGTTCAAACATTTCAATTACTTCATCTCTACGTTTCTCTACTACCTCCATAATATGAGGGTACTCGTGAGCAATGTCTAAAAAAGCTGATAAGAACGTGGCACATTTTATTAGATCGCTAAGTATAACTTTATCTATACTACCTTCTGGTCCCATTGCTAAACCTGTAGATATCATACCACTCCAAACGCCATCTTCATCATAGTTTATTGGTCGTAGTACTAATGCTACTTCATCATCTGATAATGTGTAACCCATTATATATCCTTCCTTTTTGTTTTTAATTTAATTATGGTAGCTTTATTGTACCTACCTTTTTCTAGTAACCATTCTAATGGTATAACTCTATGAGCCCATTTAAAGCTATTCTTTTCACACCACCCTGAGTAGCGAGTTTTAGAACCTTTATATAGTTTAGCTTGAGCATTACTAAAGACAAACCTTATATCTAATTCAGGATGTTGTTTCTGAATAGCTAAATGCTTGCGCCTATCTTCATTATCGAACAGCCCTTTAGCCTCGCATATAATGCCGTTGTCTAGTTGGAAGTCAGGAGTATAAGTTCTATACCGCAAGTCTTCCCACTGAACTTTAAGCAGTTCGTAGCGTACTTCTTTTTGGTGATGTGTTAGGTATTCAGCAAGTGTTTCTTCGAGGCCACTTCGATAGCGTCTAGAGTTGTGTCTGAGTCTAGCCTTTGTCTTTTTTACCATCGTCAAGAAGAGCCTTTAATCTAGTGGTTTGTGCGCTTCTCATTCCTTGAGTACTTTTGAGTGCATACATTGCACACGCAATATCCACTTTTAATTTTTCTTCTGTTACTTGTCCTTGATGTATATTTTCAACTAAACCTTTTTGTTCATCTGTCATATCATCTGTTTCATATTCATTTTCTTGTATATTTATTTTTACCATTATGCTGCCTCATTTCTATTTAAGATCTCTGATGGATCATATTTTTTTAATAATTTCCAGTATGACAAAAGACTTTTGAACATATCTAGATGTCGTTCATGTGTATCTTTATCCCACTTATGTGTTAAAATTAAGTCTGGGGTTTTTCTATCTACAAAGATTGATACTCTTTCTGGCTCTTCAAATTCACATCCGTTTGCATAAGCTGACAATTGCATTCCGTGATCATCAAATACTAACCTAGATGCCTTCTTATCTTGTAACCCGTCCTTGGTTTTAAAGTCAACAAATATTCCTGACTTAGAGTACAAATCTATTTTACCACCATATCCTAATTTAGAACAAAAAGAATCTTCAGCAACCCACTCTTCACCAGGAAATGTTGTGTCCAAATATTCTTTAATTTTACGATACGGTTTTGTAAGAGTTCCTCCAGCAAAACCTTGCTCAATCATGCCATGAATAATTGTGCCTCTCTCTGCAGCTTTACGACCTACTTCTTTTGAATCTTGCTTACAACGATAAGTAAATGCTGCAAGACTTTCATCATCTTTTTGAGTTAAGTTAATTGCTGAATTAAGAGCTTGGTCTATCTTCCAGTTCTCTAACTGAGGTTTTGCTGACATTCCAATAATAGTTGTAACAGATGGTACATAACCGTGCTGACGGGCATCACGAAGAGTAGTGTTTCTCTCTTCTCCGTTTGCACCTATTATAGTATATGTTGCTGCACCCTTTTGATCATACCAATGTCCAGCTTCACTCAACATCCACAAACTCTTCTACAAGTTCTGCCTGTGCATCACTAAGTTGTTCTACGTTGTTTTCTTTCCATAAATTTAATGTTAAATCGTCAATCCATTCAATCCACTCATTAAACTTTAGAAGGTTATCAATATCTCCGTCAAGATAATCACCTTGTTGTACCTTTTCTATTGTCACAGAACTCCATATAAAACCTGTGTCATGAATTTCAGAACCCAATGTAAATCTACTTTTTAATAAATTTTCAGCACATTTTGCTTCTAATTCTAGTTTTCTAGCTTTCTTTGCTTTTTTACGAAGATCGTCTTTCTTAGGAAAACCTAATTGATCTGCTGAATATTCTTCAATCTCATTAAATTTAAAATCAATTTTTTTTAAACTATTTCTATTTTTAACATCAAACAAAAAAGGTATAGGCTCTTTGATATCTTTAAGGGGAATTCCAAATTCATCCAAAGCCTTTCCATTAAAATCTATTGTTCCAAACAAAAGTTTATGTCTTTTAACATCATAAATTCTTTTTTTATAATCTTCTGACCTACCTTCCCATTCCTTGTCAAAAAACTCAGAACAAACCTCATTAGGTATTCTACCTAGATTAGTGCCTCCAGTAGAATCTTTAAGTACCTTTCCAAAAACAGAACCCTTTGCCATTATTGATTTATTTGGTTTATTATTTTCTACATCAAACCTGCCCCATTGTTCCCTATAAGTAAGAACTCTAATGATTGGATTAATACAGTACACCTTAATTCCGTCATCTTGTTCTAATTCATACGCTCCAGCAGGAATAACTTCGAGGTTCATGTCCTTGCCTTCAATATTCTTAACTCCCATGATAGCTTTACCAGTGATATTTAGCCTAGCTAAAGTAGAAACCTTTGATCGTTTATTATTATTATCACTACCTGATAGTTCGATAGAAACACCAACTAATTCAGCTAATGTTTTTTTATTCCCTTCTGGAATTACAAGTTCTGAGTTCATCTTTTTACCTTTGTTTTTTAATGTGTGAAAGAGTTACAGTTATACTATATAACGTCCTCTAAGTCAAGCCAATTAGGGCCAATTTTTGCTTCAAGTAACATAGGAACATTCATTTTTATATCGAATGCTTCTTCTATTATTTGATCCAAATCTTTATTTAAATCTGCTATGATTTGTAATACAATTTCTTTCTCGTGAGGATGTATATCTAAGACAACTGAATCATGTACTGAATTAACTATAGATGTTTGCAGTAGCTCTAATCTTTTATCGAGCTCCAATAGTACAACGGGTACAATATCTCCTGTAGCAAAGCTTTGTACTGGGAAATTTTTTATCTTAGTAAAATGACTTGGCTGACCATTCATCCTACGTTCAACATCTGGAAATGCAAACTGTCTGCCAGAGGGTGTTGTAATCTTATTATATCTTAAAGCTTCTTCTCCTAACTTCTTATGCCAAGCAGCAATACCTTGATACTTTTCATTAAAATGCTTGTAATATTTAAACTCCGCATTGCTTCTGCCATACCCACTCGCCCCGAAAAGTGGTGCAAACGTATGTGACTTCGCCACCAGTCTAGTTGTAGGTTGCCCTGCATCACTTATTACTTTAGCTGTGTATGAGTGAACATCAAAGCCTGTATCTATCTCTTTCATGGCGGTTTTATCTTGAGATAAATATGCAGCTATACGAAACTCAAGTTGTGCAAAGTCAGCCTCCAATATGTGACCGCCCTTCCAGCGAGATACAAATACACGTTTAACAGGAAATGTACCCCCACGAGGCATGTTCTGCATGTTAGGATTACGACCACTAAATCTTCCTGTTGCAGTAATGTGTTGTGTTAAACCAACGTGCAGGAACCCTGTCTCTTTAGTATAAATTCCAATACCATCCACAAAAGAACTTAAATAAGTTGATACAGCAGACAACCTCTGAATATCAGTTAAGAATTGAAGAGCAGTCGTGTGGTTGTTTGTCTTAGCTGTAGCCATAAGTATATCTAGGTTTCCTTTGCTCGTACTAAAACCATTGTTACTAACCCATTCTTTTTTAGGAGGTTTAAACATTAGCCCAGCAATCTTTTGAGTATCTTTAAGTTGATATCCTCTAGATAAACAGTCGGAACATTTACTTGGATTCTTAAAGTTAGAACCATCTTTCTTTATCTTGTAGTGACTACCTTCCCCATTACATTTAGGACAACTAAATGCTACGGTTCTTTTTATTATCCTACTGTTAGTCCTGATAGCCTCTTCAAACTCTTTTTTATTCTTAGTAAAATTAATTATGTCTACCCATTCTTTTTTATCTATCACTGCTCTACTATAGATAACCTGGGATATTTGTTCTGGACTATTTAAATTTACAGGCGTGTCACCCATTAGTTCTCTTATCTGTATGGCTAACCTATTTTCAATAGCTATCTTTTCTTTCTCGAACTCTTCTCTTACTCCTTGAAGGGCTCGTCTATCCACCCTGAACCCTCGCATATACATTCGGGTGAGGGCTCTGCAGACTCTGAAGGTAATGTCTCGAATTCGATCCATTCCGTTGTACTCGCTTTTGGCGAAGCCTTCGGCAAGAGTAGCAAGGAACAACTCGGCAGTAGTATCAATGTCGCAGCCAAGATAATGTGTAAGCTCTTTAAGGGGAATTTCATTGGTGTTGTATCCTTCTTTAAAATATTGTTTGAGGGTATCGTCTTTTTGAAAGTTTAATTTTCTACGTTCAGCACAAGCCTGTAGACTAAGGGGTTGTTTCTGTCCTCGCTGCAATAAATACTCAGCAAGCATAGTGTCATAAATCTCTCCGTCATATTTAAAGCCTGTAGACCAAAGCCACATTAAATCATGTTGAGCATTATGCATAATCAATAAAGTTGTCTTGTCTAGTATGCTTTGGAGAAGTCTACTATTATCACCACAACGGTCATTGTACTCTACATGTTCAAACGTAAATATGTTGCGTTGCTCTGGCGCATCTACATTCTTAGTTCCAACCTGTACTAAAAAGTTTGTCTCCTCAAAAGGGTCAAGTAATGTTTTACCATCTCTCTTGGTAACTGTGTTCTCTACATCAAGTACTATCCTCATTTC